AAAACAGTGCTTCCCATGATCATCGCCTCAAGACGCCACATACGCTTGTCCAAGCTGTCAAGTCTCTCTTGAACAGCCGCATAGCGTATGGCGCACTCTTTTTCGTGTGCCTCAAGTTCCATCTGTGTCTTGAGTACGGGTTCCACAGTCATCTTCATGTCTATGACTTAGGATTGTCCGTCTTGATCTGCGCTACCTTAGTCTGCCACGCATCTAGGCCGTTCTCTGTGATATACTCAAGTTGACTCTCTGGACTACCATACGCAGTCTCACGCGCCTTTTGCCACGCAGGTCGTGGATCAGCTTCAGCAGGTTTCACTGCTGCTGTGCGTGTCGCACCCGCAGATAGGAAAGAGGGCTTATCTCCGCCGGTCCTTAGATGTGGTGGAATGGTGTTATGTACGAGATCATCAAGTTCCACTTCCGTCATGTCAGACGTCAACTCTAGATACGTGAATGAGCCGTCACTCCACTGGATTTTGGCTAGGCCATTGTTAATTTCGGGAATACTGTATTCCATTATACTGTACCTCCTTGTACAGGCATTAGTTATTGAGATGTGTTACCTTAATCGCCGGTAGAACCCGACAGTGAGCCGCTGCCCGTTACGCCCCCGGCGACATTTGATATGCCTCGTACAGACAAGCCTGCTGCTCCCCCGGAAGAACCGCTACTACCGCTGCTTCCGCCACTGCCATTAGTATGGTTTCCGTTGCCGCCTGTAGCACCTGTGTTTCCGGTTGCTCCTGTTGAGCCTGCCGCACCGTAAGCACCGCCCGTACCACCAGTACCGCCCGTGCCACCTGTGCCACCGGAACCAGCATTAGTACCACCACCGGAACCGCCGGAGCCGTTAGAACCACCGGAACCGCTTGCAGCAGACTGATTGTAGCCTTGGCCTACACCGCCGCCGCCGCCGGAGCCGCCGCTTCCACCCGCACCACCATTATAGTAGTTTGTGCCGCTATTCAGTGTCCTTCTACGAATGCTGTACCCGTAGGCAACGTAACCTCCGCCGCCCGGATACTGCGGACCGATTGGAACTGCTTCGTAGTACGAACGTTCGTACTGAGGGTTGCTACCCGTAGACGATGTAGAGTTGCCCGTACTAGCGACGACACTGCCATTCCAGTACCAATATTGAACAGCGCCGTCACTGCGCCAGTACGTACCGTATCCACCGCCGTAATTATAACCGGACCAAGAACTGTAGTTAGAATAGGATTCACTTCCTTGACCGCCTGTGCCACCCGTGCCGCCAGCGCCACCAGCACCACCCCCACCGCCACCGGCTCTGATCGTGCCGTTGTTGATAAGTGTACAGGCCACATCGGCTTCAAAGGCGTCACCGCCGGAACTACCAGCCGCACCACCAGCACCGCTAAGTGTGCCGTTGTTTGTAATAGATATGCTCCCGGACAGGCCGCTATCAATCTGCAGTGCTTCTTGACTTGTGCTAGTCGCACCCAGTTCAACGCCGCTGTTGATAACAATCTCTTTAGGGTAGTCTACGCCGTAGTCATCACCAAACAAGCCCGACGCATCTTGATTTGTTGCGCCGCTGGTATAGGTGTGACGAAAACCTTTCGCTTGACTGTAGAAGTCGGCAACTTGTATTTCACCACTTGCCGGTACGTTCGCAGCCAAGTTAGTAGCGCCATTGTTTCCTGCTTTTGCACGAACCAGTGAGCCGCCCCGGTACAGGTCAGAAAACTTCACCTGTCCGGAACCGCCAAATTCGTCCCGCATCTGCGAGAATTTTAGTTCGCCACTACCCGTTAGAGCCATTTTCCAACTCCTTTACCCGTGCCGACAGTTCTTTTACAGCTTCGATAAGAAGAGCGTGAAGCTGATCGTAGGCAACTACGTCGTACTCTGTTTCCTCATCTCCTGTCTTCAAGGGAAGGGTTGTTTGAGTGACCGCAGAAGGCAGCACTTGTGCTACATCTGTAGACATAACACCAGCAGATGATCCGCCGTGCTTGTAGTCAAAGGTATAACCAGTAAGCTGTTCTACCTTTGCGACTGCATCAGTGACTTGTTCTACATTCTCTTTAAGTCGCGGATCAGATGCGATAGTCGTAGAGAAGGCAACAACGTCACCATCAACGTGCAAGTCGCCGTCGGACTCAAGCCGCATGTCATTTGCGCCGTTGACGTAGAAGTCAAGCTGCGTATTGTTTGTCCATGCGATATAGTCGGTGCTGTCGAGGCCAATGTTGCCGGTGGCGTACACTGTTCCTGCCACAGTTGCTGCACCGCCGATTGCTGTCACGCCGGAGCCTTTACCCGACAGATTGAGATCGATGTTAGTGTCTCCGCCTGTAGCCGTAATAGAAGGACCGTTGCCTGTAGCGGCGTTAGTAACGTCAATCTGATTTACTGCAGACGAAGTAGTTTGGAAGATGATTTGCTCATTCCCGTTTTCGTCACCAATAAAGTGTGCATCGTCAATCAGAATGTTTTGCGAGTTTGTATCTAAGTTTCCGCCAAGCTGCGGGCTTGTGTCAGTAACTATGTTGATCGCAGTGAGATCAACTGTTGCAAAACTTAGTGTGCCACTTCCGTTTGTCTGCAAGAACTGATTTGCACTGCCATCAGCCGTAGGATGAGACAGCCCGTCAATGACTACTGCACCCGACCCTTTGGGGGTCAGTGTCAAGCCAATGTTGGTATCGTCACCTGTAGCTGAAATAGACGGGGCGTTACCCGTTGCAGCGTTGGTAATATCGATCTGATTGACTGCAGATGAAGTGGTCTGAAAGATAATCTGCTCGTTACCATTTTCATCGCCAATGAAATGCGCGTCGTCGATCAAAATGTTGTGTGAGTTTGTATCTAAGTTGCCAGCCAACTGCGGTGTGCTATCATTAGACAAGTCAGTGTCAACTGTGGCATACGAAAGAACGCCCGACCCGTTAGTCTGCAGAAATTGTCCGTTACTTCCGTTTGAGTTAGGAAGCTGAAATGTCACGTTGCCACTATACTGTGCGTGTGGTGGTGGCTGGATCGTGACTTTGTGTGCGTTGTTTACTTCGCAGTAAAGATCAATGGCTGCAACTGCGCCACTACCGGAACGAACCTCAACTTTTGCATCCTTGATAGTCGTGCCCGCAGTAGAGCCATTGCCGCCTGCTTTCATCTGCCCGACTTGGAATGTTCCCGAATCTTGCAACTTGGCAGGAGTAACAGCATCATCTGCCAGCTTGGCCGTGGTGACGTTTGCGTCAACTATGCCAGCAGTAGCAATCTGCGGTCCCTCTCCCGTCGTGCCATCGTGCGAGTGCCCAGACGAGCCATTAAATGCAGACTGGACAGCATCAAACTCGCCGTCAAGATCGGATGCGTTGATTACGTTTCCGTCTGCGATATTGTTACCAGTATCGTTTCTGGTGTAACCTGTACCCATTTTTTATCTCCTCCCGTAGGTCGCAAATTCCAAAGTTGCAGCGTCTACGGTAAATACTGCATCTGTGGTGGTTCCTGTCGTTTCGTATACGAGAGAAACCGAAGTTCCGGAACCAACAGTCTGTACGTCAAATACAGTGTTCGGCTTACTCCCGAAAGTAGATGTTCCGAATGTACCGGAACCGTATGTAATTACTGTGCCCACAGCGTTAGACAGCGTAGTGCCTTCGGGCTGAACAGATTCGGGCTGATCAAAGTCGTACTTCAGTGAGAACTTCAAATCCAGTACGCCGTTGACATCCACATACGTCGTGCCTTTGTATATGGTCTTACGCACATTAGGATCAGTCAACGGAACAAACGGAGTGGCAAACGTCGCCACAATGTTAGACCCCGAAAAAGTGTTCCCCTGTTCCATCTGATATACGAACCCATCACTACCCCCGAAGTAGATTTCTTCTGCGGACCCACTGTACTCTGACGTTACGCAGAATACTTTGAACCCTCTAAGTTCGTTAAAGGCCACACTGTCCTGCAACTGTGTGGCGGCTATTCCCTTGGAAGCGTCGTTTGTTGACGCCGACCTAAATCCGAAAATTCTGTATTGACTCTTCTCTCTAACTACTGTACTAGCAAATGTGGTGCTATTAGATACAAGGTCAAGAATCTCCGCCTGTATAGTCTTCGACACAGCGGCAAGACTAAAGTCTCCAATCTTGTCAGTGGCAGAAAACAGTCTGAGTCCATCCGGACCCAAGAACATGATATCGCCGCCTATTTCCTGTACAGTGTCTTCAGCTACCGCGCCTAAGTCGCGGGACACAGGGACCAGTTGGAAGTCTGCTTGGCTAGACCCTGCCAGCCTGTGAATGGTTGTTTCTCCGAATATAATAAGCTGATCTCTAAAGACAATAAGATCAGTCACAATATCTGCTACGTTTATTATAC